ATGTCATTCGTTCTACCAACGGCGGAAACTTTCATCCTTTGGATATTGCTACCGCTGGTCTGAATTACAATACCGACATTCTGAACAAGTTCGTTAGAAGCCGTAGGTTTTGTTGCTGTTAGCCCGCCGTTATTGCCCACATAGACTATATCACCAATAGATACCCCTGTTAGCCCAGTGATCGTCTTGTTAAATAATCCCGCTGCAATGGCCTCACCAGTAGCCCCTATAGCCAAGTCCTCAAAAAGGATTGCTGTAGATGGCATTGTGGCAGGGTTGTTAGCGCATGCTTTACCAACAAGGATGCTGCTTCCTTGAACGCCTTTAACATATAGAGGTGTCCCAGAAGTAAGGGCCGACCCTTCGTCGTTTTTGACCTGCATGTAAACAGCCTCTACATATTCCCACGCAGTGTCGTAGTCAGTTTCACTCTGTTTAACGATAACCTGACGCTCAACACCACCTGTTGGCACTCCTTGCCCATCTGAACCAGCTGCTCCAGTGGCGCCTGTAGCTCCTGTGTCGCCCTTATCACCTTTAGGTCCTTTGTTCGTAACGCTAAGAGAGCTTGAGGCAGGCGCGGTTACCGTCAAAGCGGTAGCCTCACTTGCCGTTACAGTAAGCGAAACTGAATCGGGCAGCGTTACAGTTACCGAATCTGCCATGTTAGTTAGATATGTCTTCTTTAACTCTAAACGAACCAGTGAGTATTGTCGTTACCTCATCCCCAACCTTTTGCTGGATATCATAAACAAAAGCGCCGACAGGGAATGAGCTCATAGTGTCTGCCGAAGCGCTAACCTTTACTGTTCCGCTGTCTGTGATGTCAGTGAACTCAAATCCATTACTTAGCTTAGGATCAACCTTTGAGGTCGATTTAGACAGAGCACTGGAAGCCACTACGTCCCTCTTAAGGCCTTCGGGAGTTTGCTTTCTATTAGTCTTTACGTCCATAAGAAACTCATAGCCCAACGTACTCAGCTCCAGGGCGGTACCACTAGAGTCTTTAAGCGTCAGGGTTAGAGAAAACGTGTCGCCTCTTCGGCAGGTGATGTCAAGCTTTTCAGCTACGTCTAGATTTACCTTGTTTGCCATTACTGCATAAACTGATTCATTGTACCTACGGAAATATTAGAGTCCTGTATTTCTCCTCTAACGCCCTTTCTTTGAGAGATAAGTTTGCTTTGCTCCACAGCCTGCTTCTTAACCCTATCGTCTTTCCTGTCCTCTTTCAAGACTTCAAGCTTTTCTTTGAATTCTTTATCGTCAGAACGAACGCCCAAGACAGCCTGAGCCTTGATCATTTCTATCTCTTTTCTAAACTCGTGTTTCATCTGCTCCATCTGAGCATCTATCTGAGCCTGAAGCTGCATCTCTTGAGCCTTTATCTGAGCCTCCATTTGCATTTCTTGCATTTTAGCTTGAGAAGTGGCCTGAGCTGAAGCCTGCTGAATCTGAGCTTGCTGCTGAGAATTCTGCATAGCTGTTTTTTGCTTCTGAGCTATTCTTTTCTTTCTCCTGATGACAAGAAGCCGCTCAGCCTGATTGACATCTTTCAATTGCCTAATAGCAATCGCGTCCTCAATATCAAGCTCCCCTTGCTGTATAGAAACCTGTATGTTCTGCTCAAGATAAGCTCTGTCTTTATCCTCCATCTCCTTCACTACATGAACACCGAAGTTGTACATAGGAAGGTTATCAAAAGATGCGAGCACAGACATGTTCTCCTTACCCACAGCATTTGCGTAAGCGTTATAAATGACAGATTCTTTTGGAAGGATTTGAAGACACTTAACGATGTCAGAACAAACCTTCTTGAACAAGATCATCGAAGAATTGGTAATGTCGTATATAGCATTGTTTCCAGCCGCAATAGCTTGCTGCTGAACACCAACCAATGTATCTCCTTTTGGGGTAGAAGCATCCATCATCTCGTTGATGCCCGTAACGTCACGAATCATGCGGAGGTAGTGATTGTAAAGACCAATCAACTCATTGATGTTTCGAATGCTGTTGCCTATTTCCCTGACTGGAGGGTTCTGGAACCCACCCTCTGGGTTCTTACTTCTGTAATAGAACACACCAGTCTGCTCGTAGATATCATGCAAGTCCAGCGGCTGAAGCTCACCGCCCGCACCGAGCTGTACGTTCTCCAATCCCTCGATGTCAATGATCAGGCCGTCAGGCTTAGCCTTGGCGATAGCCTGCTGAATCTTTAAGTGCGTAAGCTGAAGCATATCGGCAAAGCCCGTGCAGCTATCCACCATGGACTTAGGCATCATATCTTTGATGTTTGTGGAGATAGCAGAGTATGAAAGCGTACACTTAGATAGATCATGTACGTTCTTGGGAATGTTGTTGGACATTCCATAGTTGAAAAGCTTGTCGCTCCCCATCACGTATGATCCAGAGTAAACCGTAGCCACCTCCATCTTATGAGGGGTCCTTTGATAAACGCTTCCTTGCTTGGGCTGGTAATCGTACCCCTTCATAAAGAAGTTCGTGTTACCAAACCTGTTTTCCTTTTCCTCAAAGTATATGCAGTCTACAGAGATAAACTCGAAGTCAAGAATATCAACCATATACTCATCATACCCGTACTCCTGACGCATCAAAGAGTTATTGTAACTGCTGCTGTGAAGTCTATTAGGGTCGTTGCCATTGCTCTTCTTTGCGGACTCAGCTATCTTTTTAAAGTCGTCCTCTTCGAATTCATGACCAGCAATACGCTTGAGCTCCTGTATAGAGATGCTCTTTACGTGACCAGCATAAACCAAGTCCTCAAAGTTTGGGTCTTCGGTATAACTGTGAATAAAGCGCAGTGGGTCTACATACTCCGTCTTAATGCCTGCGTTGGGATCATTAGACCTTTTGACCACAGCCATGCCTAGAGCAACAAGATCATTCACGCACCTTCTAAAGGTGTTGTCCACGAAGTTGTTCCAAGTAAGCGTAAGGTTAGTACCAATCTGAGCGGCTATCTCAGCATCGGTCTTAACATTCGTACCCAAGAATATTTCCGATTCCTCCTCGGTATCTGGGAGCTGATCAGGGTCAATATCAAAAACAACACCTGTGTTCTCCTTAAGTTTAGCGAGCTGTTCCTTTTGCTGAATTTGAATCTCTATCTTTCTTTTCTTTCTGTTCTTATCAGAAGAGGAAAGGGGGTCAACCGCCTCAAGGTTTGGATAAGGGGATCTAGAAAGTATCTTATTTACAACAACCCTTACAAACTTGGGCAGAACTGGAACTGGCGTGTAATCCAAGTTCATGAGGCTGCCATCCCCGTCATTGGGGTTTAGCGACCTAAGAAGCTTCTTATAAATATCGGTATTCTGTGTACCGTTTGCATAATCCCGACTCCTGTCAAATACCTTGTTTCGCCTACCGAACAAAGAAGTGCTGCTAGCCATCCTGCCCCATTGAGACTCAATTGCTTTAGCATAGCTTAGACCATACTCTTTTGAGTTCTTGGTTTCAGTACTTGCCAGCGGATCGGGAAACGAATTTTTCTTATTGTTATTTGTATAACTCATATTTTTCTGGCACTATACTCGATATCTCGCAAATATAAGAAATCGCTGCTAGACCTTATATCTGCGAAAAAACCGCTTCTCATCAAAGCTGGACCTTTCCTTTTCTTTTGGTTTTTGAGCTGCTAATAATGCTAATCCAGAACTAATAGTCAAGTCAAACTTTGTTCTTTTATCTATCTTAAACCCTATCCAGTCCTCAAGGGTCCTGTTAAAATACATATTGCCCACCTCCCCTGTTTCGTGATTAACCCCAACGTGATCGTGTATATAAGCCTCGATAGACTGAGCATGAGTTTGTATGACGTCTTGTGAGTTTGATGGTATACCCTTTGTTTTCACACTGGAGCCAGATGAAGTTCTGCTCTTCAGGTGTTCTGGCCTTCCCAACAAGTAACCATCATACCCTCTTGCCTCGAAGTGACGAGCTATCCCATACTTGTTGTTTTCTATCAGTAGCGGATAACCGTAAAAGAAAGCGCACATAAGTACGTCCTCATAGAATATGCTTGCGAGATCTGGCCTAGAGGCGTACTCAACAACAAACATATTGGGCGGTCTATTGAGGCTGAACTTATTGTACATGTGAAGCGCACCCTTAGAGCCTCTGTTGTCTACCGTCGCGTCAAGGTCATAAGAGTCAACACCGCCGCACCCGTAGTTAGGAAACGGAGGGACCATCTTTCCTCTTTCTAGCTTTATCACGTTCCTCTCAGATGCATCAGGCATCCACGCCACCCTAAACCTACCGTTGGGTGTTGGAGAGAAAGCAACCTCCTTGTCTTTTTCTTTCCAGACGAAATTTCCTACAACAACGGGATTGGGGAACAGCTCATCATTGTGCTCTATCTGCTGGTATATTTTACCAATATTAAATAAGCTGCCCTCAATACTGTCCCTAAAGGCTTCATCCTCAGTAAAAGGGAACTGTCGAGTGACCTCATTTAGCTCAGAAGGATTGTCCTTAAAAGATTTCCTTTCATTCTTTAGGTAAGTTTTGCTGCCAAGATCAATAACCTCACCATCGATACCTATTACGTCACCATGTATGTGTACGGTTTGGGAAGGATCTTCAACAACTGCGTTCCCGTACTCATCAAAGAATCCTTCTAGCGCCTCATAAGCGGGTATAAATATCCTATAAAGCCCAGACCTAGTTCTTCCGTTTGCGTTTCTCTCGTTAGGATCAGAGTCATACCAAAGCCCCTTGTACTCTTTACCCCCCTTGTCCATGGGGTTTACGGTGCTTCCCACTATCGCCTTACCTACCACCTTCTTGCCCACAATCAGGCAAGTCCTTTCAATCCTCCAGGCTTCCCTTATGTCCGTAGGTCTTTCCCATTTACCAGCCTCGTCCAGATACAGCATGTGAAGCTTCTCACCATCGTATGCGTTATTTGTGGTGTTCTTCCAGTTGATGACTGTATTCAGTGCGTCACCCCTGTATGATGTCTTGTTGTTTTTGGTGATTCGCTTTGACGGCTCGCGAAACGCCAGCTCCATACGCGGGTTTGTGGTACCGTCCTGGATAGGCTTGAAGAAAAAGGGGTAGCTGCGAAAGATCGCAACTACTTTCTTCATGAAAATGTTTTCCTGAGCGTCCTTACCAGTCTTCGACTGAATTCCAAGAAGCTTGTCCTTAACTTGAGTAGCTTCGTCAACAAGTACAGCAGAGCATATATTAGTGTAGCCAGAACGACGACACTTAGTATATAACTGACCGAAACAACGGGGATCAGCTTCGCAAGCAGCCATGTGGAGAAAGATCTCTCTTTGGAAAGCGAGGTATGATGGGTATCCGATATCAATTTTAGACCATTGAAGAAACATATAGTGCCTCCCTGTAATATACGTAGGGACCCCATTGTTGTAAAACCAAACACCGTCCCGCCTGCGTTGAAACTCTTCCTCGATGTATACACGAAACTTCTTCCGAAACTCGGCAGGTTTTTCGAGCCACTCATCCATACTTCGAATCCTCTGCAACTCTTCGGGCATAGGTAGGCGCTGCCACAACTGCAACTTCTTTGGCTGGGCATGGAAGAGTATTTCAGATCGCTTCGGTTTTTTTGGAAGGACAATAAGTAACCCACTCGACTCGAAGTAATCTCCCTCTGTACCGTTAGGGTCGATCTTAATCCCTTTAGCTTCATAACCGTCTATGTCAATAATAGTTGACACCGTATAATTAAGAATTTAAAATAAACTGCATTGATAGCAAAGCTCCGACAGTATATCCAACAGAGCTAGACAAAGCTAAATAAAACCTTCCCTTCCACGTCTTCTCATCCGCCACATACCCAGCAAATGGAAGCGCTATAAACGGACCTAAAAAAGCCCAAAGCATAGTGCTGGACATGTTCTTATCGGCCACCGAGCTTATGTACATGGTGCTTCCTATTTCCAGCGCTAGTGCAGAAAGAAAGATGATGGGATACTTGTTGTTCTTTTTCATTTTATTTAATTAGTACACCCGACAGGATTCGAACCTGTGACCGTCTGCTTAGAAGGCAGATGCTCTATCCAACTGAGCTACGAGTGCATTCTCTCGTGAGTCTTTTTACGATGGCAATTTGCACATCTTATTTCGCATTTCCTAATCTCTTCCTTTATGGTTCGTATGCTGTAGTAGTTGCTTACCATATCGGCAATGGCCCTTCGTTTTTCGCCACGGACATGATCGAACTCAAGAACTATTGGGTCCGACTCTCCGCAATCCAAGCATCTATACATCCTTTTTACCCTATCAACAAAGGCTTTGTTCTTCTTTCTTTGCCTTCTGTTTCTGTTAGAGCTCCTGGATATGATTTTCTCTTTGTTCTCCCTGTAATGCTTTGCTGCTGCTTTTGCTTGATCCTTTTTGCTTTTATAAGGCATCTGTGCTCCTTACTGGATTCGAACCAGTGACCGACGAATTATGAGTTCGCTGCTCTACCTCTGAGCTAAAAGAGCAATTCCATACATGAACATTCCAACAACCATTAAAATGTTCGGTTCGATTGGGATGGGCTCGTGTTCTTCGCACCACCACGGTGGGTTAGGCGTGTTACATGGATTAAAATGTGCGGTGCCATCCACACCACTACTCCACTCATGAGTCCATTCATCGCTGTAGTAGTCTATAGTTGAGGGGTAATTAGTCAGGGTTCCGTCCTGTTGGGGCATCGTAGATGATATTGAAGCCTTCCTTTAAGTAACCAGCTGTATCTGATTGATTATCAAAGTTATAGTCATCCCAATAAATGAGACCGCTGGGGCTACTTTGAGAATCTTTCTGCGAATCCCCCTGAGTAATCTTTGTCTTGCTCGATTTCTCCATTGGTCTGTAACTCTTTAACCATTTGTTCTAGCCTCTGGCGCTCTACCAAAAGTTCTTTGCAATCTACGGCGGTTTGCTTAATTGACTGGAGCTCGGCCTTTCGGGCGCTTCCTCCAGCTTCGGGGTCCACGGGCTTTTTTATTTCCTCAATCATGTTGTTGATGGCGACCTCCATGCTCTCCATAAGGCGCTTGGCTGCGCTTACTGTAGTGAACTTATTCGAACGGCTCATCTCCAATCCAGTATGTGCCGTACTCAGAGCAATACACAAATACAGGGGTGCGCTCACCCACATATGCCCCACCTATATTGAACTCGAAGTGCTCAATGGCATCTTCTCTAGTCATCTCTTCATCCCTGCAAAGGATGTCAATGATTTGATCAATATCGTAAACAGCTTTGGGTTCTAGTCCGTGTGTCATGCCTATCAAAGCTTCATCGAAGCCATCGGCTATAAGACATTCATTTTGCTCTAGGGCAGACATAAGCTCATCTGCCTTCCTTTTTTCAGATGCGATCATGGTCATATTGATTAAATTATCTCTCAACATACATCAAATCTTCAAGGCGAGTCCTGTAGTACTCCTTGCCATCTATGCTGATTCTGTAATCGCGGTTCTCCTTAAACCCCACTATGTCGCCAACCTTTAGGCCTAACGCTTCAATCCCAGAAGACGTAAATGCGACACGACCTCTTGTTGTTGGTTTCGCTTTAAGTTTAACAACTTCGATAAGTTCCGATTCTTGAACCTCCTCTTCTTCGACGGGCTCAAGTAAGCTCCAACCCGCAAGAGGCTGGATAGTATTAGTACTGCCGCTTTTAAAACCAATAGCTTGATTATTGATAGCGTGATTTTCATCGTACCTGACAAGGTAGTGATTATCATTTCCAGTAAGCGGCTGGCCTTCGTTGATAACCACGAGATGATGAAAGTACAGCGTGTCGCCAGGCTCGACGCCAGTTTCGTACTTGAACGGGACAGCCACGACAGGCCCTTCTGTAACTCTGTTTTCAAACTCATTGAATCTATTATCTATGTACAACTCTAAACCACCAGACGTAGTGATGGTGTCGTTTATCGTTTTGTCTAACTCAACGACAAACAAGTTAAATGTTCTCATTAATTAAAATTTAGCTAGAAGTTCAAATCAAATTCAAGTATGCAAGACATCTCATCTATGCTCTTCCAGAGCATAGTACCTTCTTCGTTCTCAATATAGATCAGATATCTCTGCTTCCCAAATTTTACAAGGTATCTTTCATCTTCTACGATAGCGCATATCTCTCCACTACCAGCTCTCATGCCTACATAATACGCCATACCGTTCTTGGGGTCGCGTCCGACCACAATCTTTCTAATAAGTCCTTCCATTAGTTTAGGGATATACCCGATCCGTTCAATAGATCATCAAGGTCTATGTCATCCTCGCCCTTGTAAGCGCTATCCATAACTTGCTTCAGAGTGTTCAGCTCTTCCCTTCCCTGAAGATTAAAGCTGTACATGGTCTTCATTTCTGCCTCTTCGTCACCGTACTCAATAGCATCGAGGTCAATGACACCTATGATTATGGAAGCAAGGGTGCGATCCTTCATGTCGAACTGATCGATAGTCTCTTCCATTTTTTTTACGAGGCTGTACATTTCAGCGAAGAAGAGAGTATCGTTTGGGCTCATGTTGTAAATTCGTTTGAATCAAATATACGACATAATAAAGATGCCTAAGTCTAGTGTTTCAAAGACTAGGATGTTTAGAGATGTGTCCTTTATGAACAAGAGGCACATCAATAATAACTACCTAAAAAACCTAAGGTCTGCGATTAGCGAATTCCTGAAGAAAAACAAGGAGCTGTCCAGGAAGGATATATACTTTATGTTGTACGTGTATGACCTGGAGTTCTTTACTATCTCTTGGGCGGCAGAGAATTACGACATGACCAGGGGCAACCTGTCGGACAGGATCATATACCCACTAGTAAATCTGGGATATCTGTACAAGCACTTCGATAAACTAAGCCCCTCTCAAACCATGGAGGATCACTTGTTCCGTGATGAAACCAAGTATAACTACAGAGTTCGCTATGCGCTGTCGCAGAAAGGTAGGCTAGCGGTGCAGCGTTTCTATAACTCACTTTAGTAGATGCTGTAAAAAATGTTGATGTTGTCCTCGATGTTCGTGCGGTTCGAAGATTGGTCGCTATTCCAAATAATTACCTCTTGCATATTCATTCCGCCGCGCGAACTTGTTCCCATAATTAGATTCGTAAAGCCACTAAGGTCACAAGTTGCAAACAAATTTGTTTGACTGTTTTCAACTAAGTCGTTCGCTTCCTTTCTGCTCAGATTGCCTTGCAAACTTCCATTGGCGTATGTTGTAACTGTACCTATTCCATTAACGTAAGAACCGACCGTTGTTACGTCTGATTGTGTT